TTGATATAACAGCAGGCAAAACAACCATGTGGGGCAAGGTGATTGACGGGTGTAAAAATTGACACTCAAAGATGTAATAGACATACTATCGGTTTATAGCATTGAGCAAAAAGATTTCCCTGAGAATTTGGTTGTAGGAGAGGAACAGAAATTAAATCTTGCTTATTGTGACCACGAAGGGCGAACTATCTACATTGATAAAAACGTATCAGTCCAACGGCAGAAGGAAATTATCTTACATGAGTTAGTCCATGCGTGGTTACATTTAAAGGGCAAGAGAGACAGCGAAAAGACCGTCAATAGACATACCAAAAAGATTTATAAAGAACTCTATGAAGATTGAATACAACTGTATGCTTTAAACATACAATATGAGCGATCAATGTGTGGTGTGTGCAAAGAATGCTACGGTTATTATTACAATACCAAAGGGTTTAAGTTTGCAAATGTTTTCTATCGACTCGGGGAAAATCCCCGTTTGCGATAAGTGTAAAAAGGAAATTCCCTATCTGATAAGGATGTCTTTATGAATGACAAACAGAAATTCTCAAACATCCTAAATGTAAGATATGCTTTATTCGCAAAAAAGAATGAGGACTACGGTTCATCGTTCCGGGAAGAAGATATTGTCGGGATAGTAATTCGCCTGGGGGACAAACTAAAACGGTTAAAGAAAGTGGGGAGTAATGGATATGAAGTAAAAGTTAAAGAAGAAGGGCTGGCTGAACTGTTAAAAGACATAGCAAACTATTGTGACATCGGACTTTTACTAATGGAGGACAAAGGAATTGACATACTCAATACCGAAACTCACAAAAGAACAAATTCAGACTCTCCAAGTGGATTCCGCACTACGCATGATGGGTGAACTAACTTCTGTTTTGGTGGATATAAATGCGGAGTTAGGCTTTGCAATAAGCGAGCTCGGTAATGCCAGGGTGAAGGTTGAACGGTTCAAGGCTGACAAGTCTACGGTTGTTGAGCTTTTAAGAGCTTTAAAAATCATTATTCAGAGCCAGTAAATGCAAAGGCCTTTATGTGCCAACTGCAAAAAAGTACAGACTGATATTCAATCATGCCTGATTCATTTATCCGACTGCCTGGTGGTAGCTGACATTATCTGTAAATGCAACTGTGGGATAGTCCACATGACAGGCAAGCAGGTGAATAAGAGGCTTACCATCCAAGAGCCGTCAGTTATTATACAACCTACTTTGGTGGTGAAGAAGAATTGAAAGAATGTGTGCTATGTAATGAAACGCTTTTTTTAATAAAGGATGATTTCAGTTTGGTTTGCTACAAATGTGGCGCAGAATATGTAATCGCTATTGTAAAAACAAATCCTACGGGGTGGTCAATGATGAAAAAGTCATTGGTGCTTTACGATAGCATAAAGGATAAAATAATATCTAGTGCTGGCATTAAAGACGATGAGACTATTACTGGCTGTTGTGCTGATGGTTTGGATATAAGAGTAAAAACTTCTGGTGGTTCTGCCATATTTAGAAAAATAGATGGGGAAAAATATAGGCTTATGGCGAGGTTAGACAAAGACGGCAGGCTAATATGAACCTGTGCATTTTTTGCACAAGTTGGAAGGATGTCCGGGTGACAAAAGACTGCAAGTGTGTTGACAAAGGAGATATGTGGACGTTTTTGCTTTGCCTTGTCAGGTATGCAATGGGGAGAAGGAGTTATATTGTGGGTACAGCACCGAGGCTTGTATTGAAGTATAAAGAATTTCTTGAAAGTTCGCAGTTGTTGCAAATAAAGGAAGAAGTTGAGAAAGAAATTAAAATCCATGACAACATGGGGAAAAGAGGCGATTGCAAAGATTGGCTCGGTAATCAACACGATTATGATTCCTGGGTGAAATTTGCCAGCGATTTAGGCGATATTCTCAAAAAGGATAGATAAATGAACGGCAAGAAAGCAAAGCAACTAAGAAAAGCAGTTGAGAAGATATATCAGGATAGGCGCAAGTCTTACGTTCAGCAGATGTTGGACAAGGCGAAGAACCTTAACTTCCCATTAATATCAAAAGAGAATGTAAAGGATTTGCCGATGGTTAGAAAACACTATCAGATAGCGAAGAAAGTTTATAGAGATAAGGGCGTATGAAGAAACTATGGCGCTGTGATAAATGTGGTTGTGATATGTTTCAGATAGTCGAAAATTCTCCTGATGCTTTATTGGAGTGTTTTCGGTGTAAAGAACAGTATCACAGGCTTAAAACCGAAAACGGCGCTACCCATTGTTATATATCCTCAAGATTTGTTTCACAAGGTTTTTGGGATGCACTCATCGGTAATGATGAGGAAGGGGCAATAGAACGATATTACAAGAACGTAGAGTGTGGAGAGTGGGCTTAGGTGGGGGATAGGATTTGAGGATTTGTACCCAGACGTGGATATTAACGAAGTAAAAGAACGTAAAAACAAAATTGGGAATATCGAGTTTTATACAACACAGGATACCATTACCACCAAAGAGAACGTGGCTTAGGAGCAATCCTCGAAATGCGATTCTGGTCGATTAAAGCATATTAGCCAATAATGGGATAATAAAGGGATATTGTGGCAAGACCGAGTAAATACAAACTTGAAATGTGCAAGAAAGTAATAAGTGAAATGAAAGTAGGAGCATCGCTTTGTGAGGTAGCTGCTACCTTGGGAATATGTAGAGATACTTTAAACCAATGGAGAAAAGACAAACAAAAGAAAGAGTTTTCCGACACCATAAAAAAGGGCATAGAATTATCAGAGGCATGGTGGCTTAAAAAAGGCAGAACAAACCTAGAAAATTCAAAGTTCAGTTACACCGGCTGGTATATGCAGATGAAGAATAAGTTTGGATGGAGAGATCAGAAATCAGTTGATGTTGAGGTAAAGGGCGAGCTTGGTGTAATAATGATGCCAGTTGGCGGGAGATATGCCAAAGAAAAGAAGGATAATATGGGAACCCCAGGATAAACAGGCGATAGCCCTTGGGTACGATGATATCTATGAAATGTTCTATGGTGGTGCTAAAGGTGGCGGCAAGAGCGATTTCCTCTTAATTGATTTCACTAGGGGCGTTGAGAAGTATGGCAAAGATCATCAGGGCATTGTATTTAGGCGGTCATTCCCAGAACTAGAAGAGTTAATATCAAGAGCTTATGATATCTACCCCAATGTGTTTGATGGGGCGAGGTTCTTAGAAGGGAAGAAAACCTGGTTGTTCCCCGGTGGTTCAACCCTTAAAATGCGGTTCTTGGAAAATGATAAGGACGTTTATCATTATACTGGCCACCAATATACATGGATAGGGTTCGATGAATTAACAAACTGGCCACAGCCGTTTCCCTACATATTCTTACATTCATGTGCGAGAAGTGCAAAGGGAGTTCCAATAAGGATAAGGGCAAGCGGTAATCCTGGCAACCCTGGGCATTTATGGGTGAAACAGAGGTTTGTTGATTGCAGTCCACCGATGAAGGTCTTTTATGATAACAAAACAGGGCTACCACGGATATTTATACCAGCAAAACTCGATGACAACACGATTTTACAAGAGAAAGACCCACAGTATGAACTAAGGCTGAAAAACCTCCCAGAGCATCTATATAAGGCTTACAGGGAGGGTAATTGGGATGTATTTATCGGCCAGGCATTTGGTGAGTGGGATGCAGAAAGACACATTATTCAACCGTATGAGATACCAGCAGACAAGACTATTTACATGACGTTTGATTGGGGCTTTGGCGCACCCTTTTCAACTGGCTGGTGGTTTGAGGATGATGGTAAACAGGTTAGATTTAACGAATGGTACGGGTGGAATGGAAACCCCAACGAAGGGATTAGGTTAGCAGATGCCGACATCGCAGCCGGAATCAGAGAGCGTGAAGATAGATTTGGTATCACTGGTAGGCGTATCATCAGGTTGGCTGGCCCTGATTGCTTCTCAAAGCGGCCAGACTATAAAGGAGGGGGGCAATTACCCTCCACCGCTGATGTATTCGCTGAATATGGACTCTTTCTCAAACCAGGCGATCCCGACAGGAAACTCAAAGTAAAGCAGTTTCACAATAGATTAAGGATTGACCCCGAGACAGGGCCGGGGATGGTTGTCTTTAACACCTGCAAGCAGTTTATAAGGACAATTCCAGCACTTACAGTTGATGCAAACGATATTGAGGATATTAACACGGACGGTGAAGATCATGTCTACGATGAAGCGTGTCACATATTGATGGTTCATAAACTCGATACCGGGATGTTAGGAAGGATTAACTTACAAGAGGTATTTGTGTGACAAATGATTTTATTAAAACATATCCACCCCTTGCAGTTATGTGTGAGGTTATTGCCAAGTGTGATTTGCTTGAGGAATATGGTTTGGCTGGGATAACACCAAAAGAAATATTGGACTATTCCAAAACAGGTGAGATTGACCTGTTTGCCATGTACACCGTAGCGAAATATCGTCAGAGAGTGGTTAGAGATGGCAAGTCTTAGCAACGCACAATATCTAGCAGATCAGATAGCAACACACGGAATTGAGACAGTCTGTAATAACCTCCACGACCAGGGAGACGGCAAGCTGGCAAACGAACTGATGATTGCCTATACCCGCAAGACGAACGAAGAACAGATTAAGAGGATTAAGAGCCGGAGGGAGAGAGCGAGTGGATAAACCAATAAACGCTGAATTTGATGTTAATACCGCATTAACCAGGCTCTTCTTCGAGCAGGCCAAGCGAGTTCCTGTTATCCACTATGTTATTGGTGCTATCTCATGGCCAATGGGTAGATATCCTGGCTACATGATAGTAGTAGCACAGAACCGAAAGGCATGGCAGAGACCGTATGTGGTCTATTGTGAGTATCCGTTCTGGACGGTTGAGAGTTACGATGGTGATCCGGGACTGTGGTGGCATTTAAAGGAATCATGGTTAAAGTATTTCTGTAACAGGTATTATTATATCGGCGAGCAGAAGGTTCACCAACGGTACAGGACGCAGATTCAGAGATCGAAATTAATCAACCCGAAACCTGTGTTTATTGAGTCACCATATATCAAGCGAGACAAATTAGACGCTGATAACCTTATATTAGAGTATTTAGGTAGCCCTGCAAAGCTAAGGATTGATGGTACGAGGGAGTTCAGCGAGAAAGAGCAGAAGAAATACAACAATATCGGTGGTCCCCTACATAAACAGATGGAGTCAGTTATAAGTGGTAGCGTGAGGGAGGACGACGACTCGTTGCCAGGTATTCAGGCGTTAAGAGCGGTAATAATGGCGGTTGAACGGCATCCGTATGTTCAGCCCTTTGAGGACGAAGAAGATGAAGCCTTTTCTCACTTTGCGTAAGGAGCGTGTGGATATTCTATTAGATGTTTCTGAAATTGAAGAAACAGAAGATGAGGAAAAGAAATGCTGTAGTATGGATGTTCGCAACATGGAAACATTCTATAACCATATGAGCGGAGTTCCAGAAGGATTGAGATGCATTGTTTGTGGATATCGTAGGTATTTTTGAATGGAAAAGTTAATTAAACACCCGAAAAAGGATTTGGCGAAGATTATTAGGAAGGTGAAATGAAACACGATGATCTGATGTTAAGAATAGGACTGCTTACGAGCATGGTTCTTACAATAGCGTGGTTAATATACTTTGTGTGGATGGTTTCTTGATGCTGATTGACGATACCAAGACGTATGAGGAAGAGTTTAGGCAATACAAGGATATGGCGATACCATTTGAGTTCCTAGTAGCGACAAAAAGAATGCTTGATTGTCTATGGCTTGACTCTATCGGGTTAGGTAGTTTCAGGATAGTTCTATGAAAACACTTAGTTTTTTAACCTTATCTGAGGACGAAGAGGAAGAATGAAACGTAGAGAGTTTATAAAATCTATCGGTGCTTTGGCATTAGCACCATTAGCGTGTCTGCTTGGGGGAAAGGACAAGTATGGTGGTCACTATACCCATGTTAGAACAATACCATCGGTCGTGTGTGAATTGCCACCTGAGCATGAGACCACAGTGTTTCATTTAAAACCTACCATCTCTTGTTTATGTAAGAAATGAGAAAGCCCCACATACCTACTTGAACCTCGCTTTTTAGCGGGGTTTTTTATTTGGAGCAAACCATGGCAGAAGTTAAGAAATCAAGCGAGTCAGACCAGGATCATACAAAGACAGCATTGTGCGAGTATCTGACATCAATGCAGAGGGAATGGGCGACCCACAGGAAAGACAAAGAAATCGAGTGGGAGCAGAACCTTAACGCTTTCCTGGCTATTTCTGATAATACCTGGAAAGACAAAGACACCAAGAAGAAGAAAAAAGGTGATGAATGGCGGAGTGATGTGTTTGTCAGGCTAACTAAAGTCAAAGTCGTGATGGCTGCTGCTTTAATCTGCGATATGTTATTCCAGGGAGCAGGGGATTTACCGTTTAATTTAGAGGTAATAAAAGAGGAATACGAGGAAGAAGAGGTCGAATTAGCCGAAGAAGCCGCAAAAGAGATGGCAGAGACCATAAGGGGTCAGATGCAGCTTGCTAAAGTCGACAGAGCGTTTAAAAAGTCTATTCTATCCATGCCGTTATACGGTGGTGGGTGGTTGAAGGACAATTTTGAGACAGTTGAGAGGTCTGGGTGGAGAAAGAACGTACCAGAAGGTTATCCTGAACACGGTAGTTACGAGAAATACGAAGAAGAAGAAGAAATCCCATCGGAAGAATACCTATCGGTTTGGGATATGTTCCCTGACCCCGAATCAGACGATGAACAGAGCTCTAGGGGGAACTTTGAAAGAAGAATGGTAAGCCCGTTTGATTTACGGAAACTAATGGACGAGCCAGGGTATGACAAAGAGGCGATTGAAGAGGTAATTGAGAGAAATGCGAGTAAAAGCGCAACGGCAGATGATACCAGTACGCTATCACCGTTGTTAAGAAACGTAGCAAATAGACGGCGAGGGATTAAGTATTTAGAGTTCTGGGGCAGAGTGCCTATTAATCTATTAAAGACGTTTGATGCTGAATTGAGCACAGACGAAGATCGGGAAACCAAAGGGTTACTGAATACGTTTGATTACGAGATATCAGACGATACAGGCGAGGAAGTCGAAGCGAAAATAGGAATCGCAGATGATACTATAATCTGTATGGTTGCGAATGAAGGCGGTCGCAGACCGTACCATTATGCTCCTTATGAGAGAATACTAGACAGTTTCCACGGCATAGGGACGGCTGATAACCTAAGAGACTCACAAACGATGGTAAACAGTGCGGTTAATGCGTTTGCTGATAACAAGGCATTATCCGGGAATGTCGTTTTAGGGGTTATCGCAAGCCAGTTAGCAGGCAAGCAGTCAAGTAAGTTAAAACCGGGGAAAGTCTTTAAGTTTAATGAAGGTACAAATATCCAACAAGCCATGCAGGGGATTGTTATCCCCGATGTTGGGGAGTCATTGTTATCTCTAGTCCACTTGTTTGAGAGATATGGAGATGAAGAGTCACAGCTTCCTAAAATCATGCAGGGTGAAGTTGCAGAAAAGAGAAAAGCCGATACGTTAGGCGAGATGCAGATATTACAGTCAAACGCTGGTAAGTACATGGGTCAGGTAATGAGAAATATTGACGACGAGTTGATCGAGCCGATTGTAATGAGGTATTACGACCATAACATGATGCAGGGCGTTAATGCGGAGATATTGGGGGCGTTTAAAGCGAGAGCGTTAGGGTTTAGCTCATATCAGAACAAAGTTATCCTGGCGGGTGCTTATATGAAGTTTATGCAGTTAGCTACAACCCACGATGCCATACTGGAAGAAGTCGATGTCAGGGAGATATTAGAGCAAGTCGGGAAAGCTATGGACTTAGACCCCAAACAGGTTCTATTAAGCGAAGAAGAGAAGATGGAGAGGTCACAGGGTATGCAGCAGGCCGAGGAAGAAGCCATTGAGAGCCAGGTTGAAACCGAAGATAAGGTTGGTGATGACCAGCTAGAACGAGATATGGTGTTAGAACATGAGAAATCAGAGAACAAAAAGGAAGAGATATTGGTTAAAGGTGCGATTGAGTTGGATAAAGAACGGATTAAAGCGGCTGTTCAAGAGAAGAAAGCTAAGGAAGCGGCTAAGAAACCGGCAGTAAAGCCTAAACCCAAAAAGAAGGCGGCGTAGATGAAGTGTTATCACCATAATGACTTAGACGGTAGATGTGCAGCAGCGATTGTAGACAAGTTTAACAAAAGAAACAACTTGTCTCAGGTGGAATACATAGAAGTCGATTACAAGGATGTTATAGATGTAGAGAGCATTGTTAGACATGAGGTTGTTTATATTGTGGATTTTTCGTTTAAGCCAGAAGTGATGGAGGAAGTCTTAAAGAGAACAACCAATGTTGTGTGGTTAGACCACCACAAGACAGCGATGGAATATAAATATAGCATAGAACTTGGTGGTATGCGCAGTTCAGCGTGGTCTGGTTGTGAACTTGTGTGGAGACACTTATTTGCAGAACGTGATATGCCGATGGCGGTTAAATTAATAGGTGATTATGACAAATGGGCTTTAAAACTCCAACCAGCGTGTTTTGAGTTCTATGAAGGTATGAAATTAGAAAAAAATGCTCCCACTTCTTCTATTTGGGAAAAGTTATTTGATGATAATTCGCTAGTTGAAGCTGTGTGTTTGCAGGGAAGAATGGCAATCCGCTACCGAGATAATTACTGTGCCGATATCTGTAAAACCTATGGCTATGAAACTGAAATAGAAGGGCATAAAGCATTTGCTACTAATCTCTACCGTTTTGGCTCAAAAGGGTTTGGTGAGCTGTTTGATAAGTATGACTGCTGTTTGGCCTATATCTATGATGGTAAGCAATTTACGGTTAGCCTTTACTCACAAAAGATAGATGTTTCAGAAATAGCTAAGAAATATGGTGGCGGTGGTCATAAAGGTGCTGCCGGGTTTGTGTGTAAGAAATTGCCATTTGCACCATTGGGGATGTAATGAAAATAGAAAGCGAGGAAAGCCCACTCACAAAGCATTACAGAGAGATAATGAAGGGTGATGTTTGGGAATTAGACGATGGTACCACTATGATTATAGCGAATCCTGATTGGGTTGTTAGGTATGAGGTAGTTAATGCCTAAAATAGTCTACCCCTTTGAATTTGAAGATCCTGCTAAAGTCCAGAGATATGTAGCAGATGGTCTTACCTCACCCTACAGTCAGGCTATTTACCACACCATTGAGGCTATGCTTGCCACAACAGATAAGGCGATTGATGCCAACATAGCAGGGTGGAGTGATGCAGAACTTAGATATTACAGTGTAAGAGCAAAAGTCTTGAGAGAATTGTTAAAACTGCCAGAGATGGCGAAAGAAAAACTAGAGCAAGGAGAAGAATAATGCCAGAACAAGCCCAAGAACTCGATAAGAGTCCAGAGGTAAAAGAAGAAGAACCATCAGAGTTTGACGATGCGTTTGACGAAGCAGCAGGGAAGAAAGCACCAGATGTAACGAAAACTGACAAGAAAGAGCAGAAAGCTGCCAAAGAAGAGAAGAAAGAAGAGGAAGTAGTAGAAGTTGACGAACTAAGCCCCGAAGAAAGAGAAATAGTAGAAATACAAGAAAGGAAGGCAAAAAAGGCAGAGGATGAGCCAGAAGAAAAGGTCGAAAAGGTAAAAGGCGACATTGAGGAAGAATCACCAGCTAAATCAGCTCTTGATGAAGTAGGGAAGAAACTTGAAGCGAAATCCAAGGCTGAAGGCAAGGAAATTAACGAGGACGGGTCTGTTGGGGAAGAGGAAACCGAGGTAAAAGAGGTAACGGTTAAGCCTATTACCACAGACCAGGTAAAAGAGGTATTTAGCAAACTCGACCTGACCGATGATGAGAAACGAGTTATTGAAGATGATCCCGATATAGTATCAATAATCGGCAAATTCGGGTCAGCCTTATTCAATGCCACCCAGGGTGGTACACGGGAAGTAAAGTTAAACGAAGAGCAGTTAGGCGAGATTCAGGGCAGGATTGACGCTGTTAATGCTGAACTGAGACTTGTTGAGGCTATTCCTGAATGGAAGTCACTGGTATTTGACGGCAGGAAAGTTGATAAAGACGGTCATAGGGTATTAAACCCTAAATTCTACGGGTGGCTGGATAAACAGCCGAAACTAACCAAAGCAGCCTACCAGTCAGAGGATGTGGAAAATAATATCGCAGTATTAGACCACTACAAAGAGTCAATGGCGGAAGAGGGCAAAGCAGAGAAGGACGCAGAACGGGAAAAGAAGCTAGAGGCTGAGAAGAAGAAACTCAAATCCCCTACTGGTGGCAAGAAAGAACATATTAAAGGAGCAAAGGAAACACAGTCTTATGGTGACGCATTTGACGAAGCAGCAAAGAAAAAAGACGACTAAAGGGATATTCGCAACATTCAAGAAATATGTAACCTCGATAATTGATGTTGATTATTCGTCTGAAATAAGATGTGCGAATCCTACCTGCGGTCAGTTGATATGTTATGGACGGGTACGGAAAATTGAGTATAAATGCCCTAAATGTAAGCAGATTTATAAACATGAAGAGATTGCCTAGGTACATATCCCTTCCGGGGTATGAAGTGATAATCTTTTAAGGAGGAAGAGTTATGGCTTTTGAGAAATCAGGACTTCAAGTTCACACTAACCCGCACATTTTTAACCAACTTGTGCAATTCGGCAAACCCATTCAGGGGCCGGGTGGAAATGTTTCCCCCATCTGGCGGCTAGCGCCCAATTTATCGTTATGCGATCCAGACCATGCTTTTGGGTTCTTCGATGACTTTCTCACCTATACGACAGCCCACGAAGGATGGGCGGCAACAGTTGAGGATACAGGATCAATCCAAAGTGTTGATGGAGTTGGGGGGTTGATTACACTAACCCCAGATGCAGACGAGGACGACGAAGCCTATCTTACCAGAGAGAATCAAACCTTCATGCTATCGGCTGGGAAGGTTATTTACTTTGAGGCAATGATAACGGTTACGGAAGTAGCTACTAATGTGGCAAATATTATTCTTCAACTTTCTGATGCCGCCGCCGCTAACAGTTTGGTTGATACCGGAGCTGGCCCTCCAGCAGATTATGACGGTATTTCTATCTTCAAGGTTGACGGTGGAGTAGTATGGCAAGCGGAAGTATCAAATGGTGCGTCACAAACAACCGACACAGACATATATGACGTAACAACTGGGACGGCGATCAGGTTGGGCTTTGTTGCGACTCCTACCCAGGTTGATTTTTATGCCAACAATCAAAAAGTAGCTTCTCTCACCAGTAACATCCCGGCGGCTAGCGAGATGAAAGTGCGGCTTGGGGTAAAATGTGGTGGTGATGGAATTGATGTTTTAGGTGTGGACTGGGTAAAGTGTATTCAAATTAGATAAACTACCAACAATGTAAAAATTGGTAGCTAATTGGTAATTGGAAACCCCTCATCTTTAATCGGTGAGGGGTTATTTTTATGAAACCACCCAATACACCAGCACAGAAAGCTAAACTAAAGCCAAAAGAGATATTTAAGGCGTTAGAGGCGAGGAAATTCAACCTGTTTAGACGAGCTGATATTGTCTTAACCAATAACCATACGAGTCTTTTAGCTAAGATTATCAGGTTGAAAGATAAAGGTTCTGTGGTTAATCACGCTGAACTATACGGGTTCACAGGTCATGCGATAGCCGCCAATAACGATGGGATTAATATAAACAGCCTCAACAGGTTTTTTAAAGGCAATCACGATGTCTATGTGTTCAGGTGTAAGAAATTATCAATCCTGGAAGCGTCTGATATCTTTTACAGGGCTTGCAGGTGGTTACGCAGCCCTTACGACTGGTGGGGGATTGTATGCCAGGGGTTAGACTTTGTATCGAGGTCAACATGGTTCTCCCGCAAATTTAACGGTTCGTTACTACCGTATTGCTCCGAGCTGGTGCAAAGGGCATACGGTCATATAAGGGTGTCAAGAAAGCCAATCGGGGTAGCAACCCCATATAATATTTATTCCTATCTTGACGATTCAAAGAACTGGAAATCGGTTTTTAGCATGGTCAAGGTTGGTAAAGACTGGATATATGAGATGGAGAAGAAAAATGGGTAAAATAGCGTTATTCAAATTTGCGATGAAGTTAGTTCCGATTGCAATCATGGTTTACAAAGAAATCCAAGCGGCAAAAGAGGATGATGGTGAAGTTGATACAGACGAAACTATCGCTATTATCGAGAAGTTTATGAAAGCACTCTTTAAAGCATTTACTGGCGAAGAAATAGAATAAAGGAGGTTGCCGTGGGAGAGACGAACAGCATTGAATCTTTTATTTCTACACTTCCAGACGAACTGCAAGTATTGGCATTGCAGGTGATAAAAGAAGAGGATGAACGGTTTGCACGGGGTGATTTTACCAAAGAAGAGAGAGCGTGTTTTGAAATGGCCGAGAAATGTGGAGAAATATGTGGGGAAACCATGGACAAAACAATAATTGACGCAATTAAAGGAGGTGTAAGAACGTAAAACTGTAGCACTCAATTAGAACTTTCTGCAATAACGTGCCTTCTCTTGGAGTCGGGCTTATTGCGGGGGACGAGAGGACCCTGCGAGGACCCAAACTAAAACTCTAAAGTAGGAGGTACATGAAATGGCCGAAATAACTCTATCAGGAGATATTTCACAACGGACGGCGGCGTATGCTGCTGTGAGGTTGCTGAAAAGACATCAATTTCTAACCGTGACCGAACGGTTTGGCCAGGCAAGGCCAATGCCGAAGAACAAATCGGACACAATCAAGTTCCGCAGATATGAGAGTCTGGTTCCTGCAACTGCCCCACTTGCTGAAGGAGTAACACCGCAAGGGCAGAAAATGAGATACACCGATGTTCAGGCGGTTTTACAGTTCTACGGTGATGTCGTATGGATTACAAACGTAATTCAGGACACTCACGAAGATCCTGTATTAAACGAAGCTATGGACGAATGCGGTGAGCAGGCATCGGAAACTATTGAACGGCTTAGAATAGCAAAGATGAAAGCCGGTGCGACTGTATTCTATGCCAACAACGTAGCTGGCAGGTCAACCGTTAATTCAACCCCATCTGTGGGTGATCTCCGCAGAATCGTAAGGTTTTTAAACAAGAGAAAAGCCAAAAAGATCAGTAAGATTGTCAAAGCCTCTGCGCTTGTCTCAACCGAGCCAGTTGCATCAGCCTTTTTCGGGCTTTGCAGCACTGACGTTGAATCAGACCTGAGAGAGATGGCGGGATTTACCCCAGTCGAGCAGTATTCCAGTTCTGATAGGTCATTACCAGGTGAAGTTGGGAAATGCGAGCAGATTAGGTTTATTTGTACGCCACTGTTTGAGCCATGGGAAGGAACTGGCGCAAGCGGTACAACCTACCTGTCGGGCGGTGCAATCGTCTCTGCTGCTGCATCTTGTGATGTTTACCCAATAATCATCGTAGCACAGGATAGTTATGCGATTATCCCGTTACAGGGTAAAAACGCAGTATCAGTAGCGGTCAAAAGACCTGACACTATTGAGAAATCCGATCCTATCGGGCAACGAGGTTTTGCATCATGGAGTACATGGCAGACCAGTTGTGTTCTTAATGATGACTGGCTAGTTCGTTATGAAATCGCGGTTACGGCAGTTCCTTGAGGTAGAGGAAGAAAATAGAAAGTTAAAGCAAGAACTGAAACGGTTGAAACGGGAACCACCCGGACAACCACCATTAGTTTACATGGATAGAAGGCTGGCGCAAAAACGTCAGCCTTTTTTATATTCATAACTGGGGTATGAAGTTATACCCACAACCTTTAGACAGGAGGTAACATTATGAACCAAATAGTAAGAGGAGTTTTTAACGGAACGGGCGCAGTAGTTAATGTTGGTCTTGGATTTGTCCCATCTTATGTGAAGGTGTGGAACATCACCGAAGCCACTCAGCTTTATGCAATAGGGGAATGGCAGCAAGAGATGGTCAAAGCGCTTAAAACCAATGAGGGCTTACAGCTTAGTGTGGCTGATGATACAGATGCCGATGCAGCCGATCTTACGGTTGCCGGAGGGTTCAAACCCTATCTTGGCGGTGATGTAGCTGATAACACAGAAACCTATATTGGCAAAGACCGCAGCCCTGACAAAAGGGGTAGCGGAGCAGGTGATGCAATTACGACATGGACTTTAGGTCATTCAACAAACAGAACTGGTAATTGGAATGCGGTTTGTTGCCTTACTGTTCCTAGCCAAGTAGGTGTAGGGTCAGAGATTGTTATCAATAGTGGTGCTGGCAATAAGCAGTACCGTATCCAAGCCATAACCAGTAACGGTGAGGCTGCCAACGAAGTAACCCTTGATATTGCAGCTCCAACGGGAAGGATTGTATTTCTTGGTGGAATCCACACTTTTGTTCAGGTTCCAACTAGCATTATAACCGAAGCAGGATTTACGCTTGCTGCCGATGCCAATATTAACGCTAACGATGAGATCATGGTATTTGAAGCAGGTCATTAAGTCTAGGCTCTCTCCGCCTAGTCTCCCGAAGGGGTGTCTCTTAATTGAGATGCCCCTTTTTTATTAAACCAATCAGGAGGAAGTTATGAAGAAAAAGACCCCAGAGGGCAAGAAGCCCCAAGAGGTAAAACCAAAAGTAGTTACACTTGAACAGGCAATAAAATCGGTTGAAGAACCAGTTGAGAAAGTTACACCAGTTGAAGAAGTAAAACCACCAGTTGCATTACCCACAGTTCCACCGCCTGTATCAAGCGAAAAGTATTACATGATTGAATGGGCGGTTAGCTCAAACCCGATGGAACCGGCAAGGGTAAAGATCACGGTAAACGGTGAGACGCTGACATGGAAACGTGGAGTGGAGACGGCTGCTCCGGGAAGGTATTTAGAAGCTGCCCGCAACACTACACATGAGATATTCGAGCAGAACCCGGACGATTACGACCAGAAAGAAGGATACCGTAAAACCGTAAGGGTGATAACGAGATTTCCTTATAGTGTCAGGCGGGAGATAACCAAAGAAGAGTATATGAAATTAAAAGCGGTTGGTGACAAAGAAAACAAGGATTATCTTAAAAACCACGGATTAGTGAGAGCATAAGATGGCGAACTACGTTTTAGGCCAGGATATTTATAACGATGTTATCGCAAGAGCGCCTGTATTGGGTGGTGGTGATAGTGTCAAGAGAATGGTGCAACAGGCTTATTTTGATGTATTAATGTACTACCCGTGGTCGTGGCTTGTCAAATCCCCACCGAAAGTCATTGATATAGCAGATGCTATTGAAGATACCGTTACCATAACGAAAGGGCTTAAAGCGGCTACCATAACCACCGATTCGGCTGTAACGGATTTATGTGCTACTGGCAAATACTACAAGTTACAGCATTTGGTAAATCAGAAAGTTTATCGAATTGTAGACCACGTTGACCTCGTAGCTACCCTTGATGCGACATGGAAAGAAGATACAATAGCGGCTGCTGAGGATGTTTATATCTATCAAGACGAGTATGACCTTGATAGTAGTTGCTGGATGCCTCATTCGTTCTTTGACAGGACAAATGATAACCCGCTTGATTTTATCCGTGGTAAGGAGATGAAAGACGAGAGGTTAGAAGAATGGTACGGGACGCAAGTTGAGAGAGTATCGGTCATAGCTGATAACAAGATAAGAATTAAACCGTGGGTATTAGATGGGGTGACAGTTGAGTATGAGTATGCAGAAGAGCAGGACAACTTGACAATTAACGGTGTTGCTGGCACAGATACCCCAGCTATTCCGTTACATGACCGTCATATCATAGCAAACATGGCTTTATTGCTGGTTTGGCAGGAATGGGACGATACCCCTAATTTAGCAACGAAAATCCACAGGATAGAGGGGAAAGTAAATGCTCATTTAGCGAGCATGGTTGATAGAGACGCAAACTGGACACATGAATCAAATGATTTAAGTGCATAGGTGAAATTATGAATTATATCAATTTACCCAACAGGTTTTTATCCTGGATGATGCCCGTTAAGAGTATTGCACCATTGGTTATGGCTGGTGTAATGGGTGCTACGGCTGCTGGTGGTAGTGCATTAGGTAGAGCTGGCAGAGATAAAGAGAGAATTAAGCGAATAGAGCCACCAGAGCTTAAATTCGCTAATGCCATAAGGATGATGGAAGCCGCCAGACTAATGACCGGCAAGCAGAATTATGTTGATGAGCTTGAAGATAACAGGCTGAGGTCATTGGCATCACAGGAAAGGCAACATGGCATTAGTGCAATATTAAGGGGTTACGGGCAAGGTGGAACAGAAGGACCCGGAAGATTTGAAGCAATTAATAATTTAGGGACTGCCGGTATTCAGAGCGTGATAAATGCTATGAGTACCCGACAAATAGAAGGTAGGGGCAGGGCTATGAGTATTGCTAATAACCTCGCAAGGGATAACCCACCCTATAACAAACGAAGAGTAAAAGAAGGTTCTACGGCAGCGAAAATAGGTGGTGATGCTATATCGGGTTTTTCAAAAGGGTTAGGTGCTACCAAAGCGCCAATGTCAAGTCCATTACCACAAATGCCGGGGGTACAAAGAGAAGGGGCTTTCAAGGGATATGGTTTGCAACATAAGAAAACCTTGAAACCATTAGATTTTAGTCAATTCGCATTAAGGTAAATACAATGCCAAGAGCAATAGACGTATATCAACGGGGTGGGTATGGATATAACGGTAATATGGTTGGAAGTAAACCATTGCCCTACGAAAACCCAGTATTAAGAGCATTTGACGAGTTTCAGGCATCTAAGACCAAAAGACGGTCAGAAGAACGGGAAGATGCTGAAATGGCTATGAAAGTAGCTGAAATGGCTGGTGAGGTAACACCAGAACTTGAACAACGGATATTAGCACCACTGGGCCAAGAACCGTCTGCTATGGATCAGGTAATGGGTGGAGTTGGTAGAATGTTTGGGTCTGATACCGAGAGAGGTTATACAGTACCCATGGAAGTACCTGGGGGGCTTAAAACAGGCTATGAGAGAGGTATTGCCAAAGAGGATAGGGAGTATAAGAGGAAACAAGATGATGCCCTACAGAGCCATTTAGACGCTATTGAGAGGGGTTCTAAGGGGAAACAGGAAGCACATAAATTACGGGAAGAGGGCATGAAGGAAGGGATGTATCCCGACTATCGCACCAAAGATCCCAAGTCGAAAGAAGTAGTCCGAGTAGAAAATGGCAAAAACCAGCGGTATAAAATTAAAACAGATAAGTTTGGCAATGTAACTGAGGAGAAGATGGGTGATCCCTACTCACGGTTCAAAGAGCAAGAGGATATCTCTCCTCTGGATAGATCCCAAATAGCAACAGACACGCTGGACAAATGGAATAAATATCTAGATGAACGAAAAACAAGCACACCTGAAGGCGAGAGGCCAGAAGATGCTACCCCCATGTTTGAACGGATACAGGAGGAGTTATCAAATATCGGGTATCAATTGGTGTCTACTGGGCAGTCTGGTGTCTTGGGGAATGAGTTGCAAGAACCTGTGTGGCGAGTTGATAAGATCAAAAACCTCAATCAGGAAACTGCCGTAGAAGAGCCGGGATATGGGTTGAGAAACGATGGCACGAAGAAAGGCAAGGGGTATTTCGGGGAACTCAAGATGGACGATGGCAAGAGTGTTATGACCGAGTATACCATGGGTGTGCAGAACCAGAATGGGGAAGAGGTAGAGATCCCAACCCTAGTGCCTACGCTTACCCGTGAGGAGATTAATCATCTCCTGTCTGGTGGGGAAGTAACACAGGCGATTGCAGACAAGGCAATTACCCATGCTCAGAAGAGAATACAAGCAGGGAAAAGCCCTTTTGCTACAAAGGGCGAGGAAGGGAAAACTAAAGTACAGAAAG